CCATATGCGCTCAATCGTTATCGGGGTGCCGAAGCCGGCAATGCGATTCCCCAGGATTATTACAACGTCTCGGTTCGGGCGGATTGTGGCGAGTCGTCTCTGTAGCTTAGGGAACTGGAAGCGGTTCACCCGCGCGTAGACTTCCTCATCGCTTACGTCATAGCAGTGAAGCGTAGCTCGTTTGATAAGATCGGGGCGCTTGATCTCTTTGAGGATCTCTTCGACTTCCTTGCCGCTGCGGGATCTCTCGTCTTCGACGATGTCCTTATACTCTATCAGCTTTACCATACCCATATAGATAACGCGCGGACCCCGGACCCATTTCTGTCCCGGCAGCCTTTGCTTAACCTTCATCCCGGTAAGGGTATCGCCGTCGTGCGTAGGGAATGGGGCCTGTCCTTTACCGGGTCCGCGCAGGAACCGCTTGACGGCATTAAGGCGTTTCTCGGTCTTGTATAGGCCGAACGGGTCTTTGGCTAGCGTCCACTCTTCCATACGGACGATTGTCTTGTCACCTATGCCGGGAATCGCCTTTAGCTCCACCCAGTCATCAAAGCCATAGTCGCCGCCCAGCTCATCGATCCGGTTGGCCGTCTTCTCGCCTATCTTTGGGATCTGTTGCCACCCAGCGACTAGGCCGAGATCCTTGACCGGACGCCAGGTGGCGCGGGAATGCTCCAGGGATGGCGGCTTAACGTCGATCGAGTGGGCGAGGGCGTCACGCATAAGGCGGAATTGTGCATCAGCTTTTGACGTCTTTGCGAGGCTGGCGGCGTAGAACTCGATAGGGAAGTTTGCCTTTAGAAAAGCCGTCCAGAAGGCAAGCATCGAGTAGGAGATGGCGTGCGCGATATTGAAACTGTAAGTGCCTGAGGTTACTAGGCGGCGCCAGATCTTGTCGGCAAGGTCGCCATCTATCCCGTGGAGGGTCGCGGCTCCGTCGGCGAACTGCTGGTATGACATCTGGAACGCGGCCTCGCCCATTTTCTTGGAGATGATCCGGCGAATCTGGCTTACAGAGAACCAGTCGAATCCACCGATCTCCTTGAGAATTCGGAGGATCTGTTCTTGGTAGATGATTTGCCCGTACGTGTCCTTAGTGATTTCGTCCACGAGCGGATGTAGTGAAGTGGGCTGCTTTCGACCGTGACGGACTTCGACGTATTCGGCTGTTTGACCGGAGAACAGCGGTCCAGGACGCGATAGAGCGTTGACGTCCGTGATATGCATGAAGTGATCTGGACGTACGTCTCGGTTGACGAGGCGTGTAGCTCGACCCTCAAACTGAAATACTCCCACAACATCGCCTTGTCGGAATATCTCGATAGCTCCAGGGTCGTCGTCGGGAATAGCATAGAGATCCTCCAGGGTTAGGCCGGCCATCCGGAGACACCGGGCTATCATTCCCATAGTAGTAAGGCCAAGGAAGTCTAGCTTCAGGATTCCGGCATACTCGGCGTCGTACTTGTCAATTGACATGACCTTGACGCCGTCCTTCTCATATACGGCGCAGACGTCGGTAAGCGGGGAGTTAGCTACCATCAGTCCAGCCGCGTGGACGGACATCCCGCGAACATCCCCTTCAAGGCGGCAAGCCTTGGCGATGTCCGGATACTCTTCCCTGATCTTGGCGGCCTCAGGGAATAGGTCGAATGTATCTTCCAGAGTGGAGCCGAACCGGGAGTCACCGCCCGATCGTTCGATCAGCAGATTGGCTACCCCCTCCCGCGCCCAGATAGGAATATTGTAAACGTTCGTAACGTCAGCTAGGGAATTCTTTCCACGGTACCTTACGAAGTTCCCGATGTGGCCGACCTTATCCGCGCCGTACTTGCCTTCGAGATATTCCCAAACGCGCCAGCGTTCCTCATCTGAGCAGTCTACGTCGATGTCGGGCGGGTCCGGACGGGTAAGGTCTATGAATCTTTCGAACAACATACCTGGATAACGATGCGGCGGAACTTCGGTGATACGCAGCAGGTAGGCGACGGCGGACGCGGCCGTGGAGCCGCGCCCTGGCCCGAACGGGATGCCGTTATCTTTTCCCCACCGGATAGTGTCACTCGTGAAGAGAAAGAAATCCGCAAGGCCGCGCTCAAGCAGAATGCTCATCTCATACTTGGTACGATCGACGTACCAGTCTTGATCTTGGCGCGGGAGTGAGCCTATATGGCGATAGCGCCAGCCAAACCTCACCCATTGCCATAGCAATGCTTCGCTGTTACTCATGCGGATTCTCGCTTCTTGATATCCCAAGAGTGATGACGAAGTTTCCGCCTCCTGGCGTATAGAAGTCCATAGTTATACATTCCTCGTGACTGACTAGCTCGCCTTGCTCGAATATTGAATGCTCGGATAGAGCGTCTTGTATTGCGTGGGCAATTTCAAGACGAGGCAACTCTCCGTGATATCGATATTCCTCATCACTTTCCTTGCGAGGATCTTCGCTCACTTTCGGTATCCCCATCTTCTCTTTTGTGCCTCAGACATTTTGCGTTTAGTTCCCTCGGAAGCTTTTGTGCCCCTTATTGCTTTCGCTATATTCTCCCGGTGTTCGGGAGATTTGATGTATCCCTTCTGAAGGATAGGATTCTTTGCATGTATCTCCGGGGTGTGAATTGTTTCATAGTCGTAGTAGCCGATGTGACATCTTGTACACATCGGGGCGTAACTGTTTACGTTTAGCCGGTTGGATCCATGTATCTGCGCCCAGTCTTCAGCTTGCTCGCCACAGAATATACATTCATGTTCACAAGCATCCCCGCGAGCGCGCCGTACTCGTTTGTGCATGCCATTCTGGCCGACATTATCTCCGGCCCATCTCGGACTATCTTCCCCACCCGGTACCGGCATTCTGACTCCAGGGTTTCCAATCGGAATCGGATCTGGGGTAGATAAGCCTTTCGGCCTTGGGAAGTGTCACTGAGCACTGTTCTGCTATGTAGGCGCTATTCAGTATGGCCTCCCAGGATGCTTGTCTAGATAGCCCTGTCTTCATAAGCCTCTCGCCTAGATTCTTGTCTGACTCAGGTAGCGTCATCTTGATCTCATAATTCCAGCTCCTCATCGCATCATCGATTGATTGATTGCCTCGATGTACTGCGTGTAGGATGGCCTGCATCTCTCCATCCTCTGGCCGTGGATAGTGAACGTCGCAGGTGGCAACAAGAGGGCATCCAGTTTCCCTGGAGAGCCTCTCGTAAGCAGGATTGATGCGGCAGGTCTTCTCAAGTTCATAGAAGGGCTGGACTTCGAGGAAGTAACGCTCCCCAAATAGACTGGCAAAACGGCTGATGATGCGTCGCGCGTCATCCCATCCATATCCATCTCGGGACGTGGGAGTAGCAATTCCCTTTCCGCCGACGAGAGCGCAGGCAAGCATCGATCCAGTACATCCAGAAAGCGCGTACAGATCTCCAGAATTGCGCTGGAGATTTTCTCCAGAAACTGTTGGATGATAGTGATGATCTCGCCAACTCTGCGTGACAAGTTGGTTGAGGTTCCGATATCCATTAGCACTCCCGGTTAGGATCGTGAGGTGGTATTTCCATTGGCTCCGGTTCTCGTCGACCGGCCCGGTGTAGGCTTCTAGTCCAAAGATCGGCTTTACGCCTACGGCCAAGGCTGCCTTCTCGAACTGGAAGTGGCTACTCGTGCCCCCGTGTTCGGTCAGAGCCATAGCGGTATAGCCTAGTTCGGCGGCACGAGCTACGTGCGCAGCAGGAGGTTTGTGACCATCGCCGTGACTGAACGTCGAGTGGTGGTGGAGTGAGACGTACCGCATAGCTCTATTATAGCTCGAAACGAAAGCTATCGGTAGTCCCTATTTCTATGAGCATCGTCTCCACCATGATGGTGTAGTCGCACCCTTCGCCATCATACCCCATACACTCATAAAGGTCCATGGAGAACTTCAGCTTCATATGCCCGCCGTGAGTAGGGCAAGCAGGTCCTTCCCTCGGAAGAATGTATATCGGGCTGCCTCCAGGGATATCCATCCAGATCATTCCTTGTTCACCTCGCGCACGATAACTGTTTTGAGTTTCTCCAACATTATCCGGAGAGCCCGGCCTGCGTGTAGTTCACAGGTAGCGTATCCGTTGAGGTAGAACATGCGTTCCTCAGGGATTGGCTGGATAAAGAACTTGGCTTTGATTGTTGTATCGCCGTCGTGCCAGGCGGGGTCACAGAAGTGTAGGGTTGTCATTCTTTTTCGTCACTCCTCATAGTAGGGCGGTGTTTTGCGATATCCATTACGATAGCCCGTGCCAGTTCGTCATCTACCCCTACGCTGTGGGTAAGGATGTTATAGTAGATATTATCGATCCGTGCGATGAAGATAATGTCTAGTATCGCACGGGCATGATCTAGAGCATCTTCAAAATCCCACTGTCCTATTTCCTTGCCCTTGTACTGGATGATGAAGAATGCCTTCTTTGTTCGCTGCGATATACCAGGAACTAGGACTACCGGAGTGCCGGTTACCGGGATGCTGCGCTTTGGCCTGAATTCCGTAGCGATGAATTCGGCAGCTCCTGTTTCCGTCATCAAAGTTGCCCTGAGCTGAGAGAATATTGCCGCTTCATATTCGGCTATATTGGCCGTCTCGATGATCGCAGTTGCGTAGAGGAATGCCTGGTCGTCATTCAGGGTGAATATATCATCATCGCTAAAGGACACCGTGACCATATATACGCCGTCGGCCTGTATGTCGCTCTGCGCCCATATCTTGTATTCCTTTTCCGGCATTAGTTTCCTTTCCTGGTCTCCCACATTACGATCGCGATGATAAGCACGACGATTACGATACACGCTATCGAGAGCGGGCTTACGTACAGGTTTACGTAACCGTGATTATGCGTGTGGATAGAAAGGTCGATCATCACCGAACCACATCTGCTCGTCGGCCTCGTGTAGTAGGTAGGAATGAATCAGATTGCGTATCTGTTCTTGTGGATCTGGATACGAGGGATGTATCGGCAGCGTTACGATGAGGGGTTTGACTTCATCGCAGTCGGGGTCGTCATTATCCGCGACCCATACTTCTAGACGCAGAAGCTGGTTCTCCCGGTCTACCGTGACTTCGCCCCGGTTGTCGCCTCGGTTACCGTAGTTCGCCCACTGGAATGTCTCCAACTCGCGGTCTAGGAGGTCCATCATCCAGTCGATCTGTCTTACCATTAGCCGGGCTCCCCAAGTTCGTCCCACTTAGATCCCTGGTTCTCTAGCCGCCAGTAGAAGCCGGAGAAGTTGATGATGTCGATCGCGGAGTCCGCGTCGAAGTTATTGTGACGCCAGGAGTGGTACTTGATTCTGCCGGCCTTGTTAAGGATATCATGGACGAGTCCCTTCCATCCTTTCGTTCGCCAGAGTTCATCGCCTGGCTCGAAATTATAGCGCCGCGTACACATTACCTCTAGGGCTGCCGCGAACGGGCCGGATAGCTGAGATACCGCGTCCGGTGTCGGGTCCATGCCTATCTTCTTCATGAAGTCGTATGCCGCGTCGCGGATATCTTCATCGTTCACGATCTATCTCCTTAGCAGCTAGGATCTCTTCGAGCTTCCAGTGTCCGCTCAGGTTCGTCGTCTGGATGTCGCCGCATCCGAAGCAGCGAATGAGAAGGACAGTCATTCGCGATGGCGGCTGACGCGGGTGCTCGAAGCCGATCTGCTCGTGGTGGAATGAGAGGATCTTCCAGTCGTGATCGTGAGCGCTCTCGATCACTTTCTGGAATGCCTCGAATATTGCCTGGGCTAGAACGCTGGGAGGTGGCGGTGGCGCCTGTAGCGGGATATCGGGATCAGACATAATGCCTCCTAGTAACGGGACGGACGGAATAGGCGGTTGTCTTCCTTAGCCCAGGGGAAGTCGCAGGTTTCCTCGACAGTCTCCCTTCCCTGGAAGGTACACTTGTGGATCTTCTCGCAGGAGATCTTGATATGCTTCTCTAGGTACGGGTGCTTGGCAACCAGGGTTTCCCGCATGGCGCGGATTACGGCGACGTACTCGTCCATGAACATAACGCACCCACGGTAAGCGTACGTCTCGATGAAGACGCGCATGCTGTATTCGCAGAGGATGAAGTTGGTAGTGCCTTCCGGTAGAATGTACCGCGCATCCTCGTAGGTGACATTTGCGTCTACGGCCATGTTGTAGGCGTTGTGACACTCCATAAGCGCGGCTATCCATTGTTCCCTGATTGCCTTTGGGCCGTTCCAGATGGACTCCGGCATCCGGAACTCGGGACGGTACCCGTACCAGGAGTCTCGTTGGCTTTGCTGCTTAAAGGCGGCCTGCCTGGTTCGTACTAGCTGATGAGTCAGGGCGCGGGACGCTCCACGCACCGCGAACGCTACCCGGATGTCTTCCAGACTCTGGCCGGCTAGGCCACCTTCCAGGTACTCGCGCGGGTTGTCTGATACACGTACCGCGTCCGGAGCGCCGAGTGATGCCGACTGAGACCAACGGCCGATCTCCTCCAGGACCGTATCATCGAAGTCCTGTACCAACGTGATCTCTATGCCGTCACGGCCGATCTGGATGATGCCGTTGTCGCTCGGGGATGATGATACCCTGTTGTCGTTCGACAAGCGCTTGTGGCTCTTACCGTCGATGCCGGTAATTTTCCTGTCGTCTTGACGGCGGCTCGATGAGTATGCCGAGAATTCGGTGATCGGGAACGTCTCGTCAGTCACGGTCTCGGTGCCCTTCTATTTGTTGCATATCTTCCCACGTCGCTTCTCTTGCTCTTGCGTTCTCGTAGGTGACTGGAGTTTCGGCTATGTGTATTTGTTCCATCTGCTTGTCTAGAATGAACGCTTGTGGCATTAGCCGCTTGAGGAGATCCTCGCAGTCCATGCAGACCTCGATCGGCTTGAAGAAATCCTCACCTACAATCTGTCCGTTCTTCGTATGATGTATCACTTCGATGCGGACGTTGACGGTCTTGTTGATGCATTCCTTACCGTCTACGTCACAGAATGTACGTTTCACGAACGGCCTCCGTTCACTTCAATTATCGCGCCGGTTAGGTACTCGGGACCTATCAGTACAGATGCGGCTACTTCGGCAATCTCTCCGGGCGCGGCGCGGCGACCCATAGGTATCTGGGACTTCTCATACTCCTGGGCGTGGTCGGAGGTCCAGCCCCGGAAGATCGGGATGTTATCGTCGAGGTACCTAGTCATATTGGTATCGTCGGTAATGCCGGGGGCTATCGCATTTACGCGCCAGCGTGGCGCTAGCTCCCGCGCCATAACCCTTACCGACATGTCGAGCGCGGCCTTGCTAGAGCAGTAGGCGATCGAGCCGCGCATTGGCCGGCGGGCGGCATCGCTACTGATGGCTACGATACTTCCACCTGCCTCGGGGAAGAGGTGCTCGTGTGCGCCCACGATCCGGACGAATCCATGGCAGTTGACATCCCAGACGTTCTCGAACGTGTTGTCCCATTGCATACCTATCTGGGTGATCCAGGCTAGCTCGTTTATGCCCGCGCTATAGATGATGTAGTCGAACGGCCCTTCCTGTCGGATACAGGCGTAGCACTCGGCTGAGGAGCGTACATCGAGAACGTCCGTACCGGGCATCAGCCAGTCTTCGCATTGCGTCGCGTCGGCGTGCGTCTGGAGGTACTCGGCTATGGCCTCGCCTATGCCGGAGCTAGCGCCGATAATGAGTCCCTTATTCATCAGTGATTCGCCTGCCATTCTGTTATGTCTTTGCGGAGTCGTAGCCATAGCACGCCCAGGGTATCTACGCGCTCGCCTATTGCTAGGTAGTCCTGGTTATATGGCTGACTGCGTAGGTAGATCTTCTTGATACCTTGATTGAAGGCATCCTCTACTTGAGCCGGTAGGTCGTCGACTGCCGCGACAATCCTGTCTACGCCTACCTGCCGTACCAGGTCGGCGTACTTGGTATCATGTTCGCCGCCGAACGGAACACCTTCAAAGATCACCGCGTCGTAGTCGATGTGATTGCGGCCTAGCCATTCCCGTGTATCGGGGTCGATGTTGTCTAGACGCATATACGGGCGCGTAGTACATATCCAGACTTCCGCGCCGGCATTGCGTATATTGCGGGTAAGCTCGCTGGCGCCAGGATAGACCGGCATAAAGCGCTTCAAGCCGCCCTGCCGGTAGGCTAGCTTACATTCCCGGTAGATATGGTGCGGTACGTTCATGAACTCGTGAAGGCGGCGACCAGGGTTGATGTCGTACTCGGATGGCATAGGTGTACCGAGCCAGCGTTCCGCGAACCAGAGGAAATGGGCGTGGTAGTTGCCTAGGGTGCCGTCGATGTCGAGTGCCACGACCGGCTTGCCGTCGCCGCTGCGGAACTCTCGTTTACGCAATTGCCTTATTCCTCTCGTGATAGGTTGAGACCTAGTAGGATTGCTAACCATTCAGGATCTCCATGACTTCTGGGTAAGCCTTGTGGACTAGGTAGGACTTCTGCCATTTGCCGTACCGGCCGATCCTGTGTATCTCTGGATAGCAGTCGCAGTCTGTGGTAAGCGGCTTGATTACGGTGACGGTCATATCGCCGTTCGTCGGGCGGTGCGCCCATTCGGTCGTACGGTAGCCGAACACGCAGGCGTTCCGGTACCAGGCGTTCTCTCGGGTTCCGTCGCACACGATCGTATCGACGGCTTCTGTGCCAGGCTTAGTACTGCCGTTGGCGTAGATCTTGTGGTGGACGAACTTATGCTCATGGTTATAGCATAGGTCGGTCGCGGGTATGGTCGAGATGACGATGTCAGGTTTGAAGTAGTAGACCTGATCGGAGATGATGCCGTGAGCTATAGGAGGAATCCTGGCGAATTCGATGTTCGGATTTGCGTGGAGATTCAGCCACATGTCGGCGTAGGTGGCGCGGATATCCCAGGCGTCGTGCTCGCCTACAAAGTCTTCGGGGGAAACCTTGCCTTTCCATTTCTTGCCGTACACCTTTAGGCGGTATTCTTCGGGGGTACCGACAAGATGGTATCCTACTCGGGTATGGGCAACGTATTCGTAGCTGGGGATGGGGGCGTGAAGGTACTGACAACCGTGCTGGGTACTTGGGATTGCCCGGTTGCTTGCGACTAGGACTTTGTGTCCGGAGTTGACGGCAGCCAGAGCCGCCGCCAGTCCGGACGGCCCGCAGCCAAGGACGGCTACGCTCATTTCTTCTCTTCCAGATCCATCATTCGCCGGTAGATGAAGGTTTGCTTCTCACGCAGGATCTCTCGCGTTGCGTTGGTGTCCTTAGTGAAGTGCTGGACGGCGAGGAGTCCCGTCATCACGACATCCATGAGTTCCTTCAAGATATCGTCGCGGTGATGGGTAGCTCCCTTGCGAGGGTTCTGGCCGGTCGCGCCGATCATTGCGCTTACTGCTTCGCCAAGTTCCTCGATCACCTTGGATATCCGCGCCCAGTCCTGAGCTAGCGGCTGTTCCTTGTAGTAGTCTGGTAGCTCCTCATCGAGCCAGTTGTCTACGTAACGAATGATCTGCCAGTCGATGCTGTCATCTTGGTAACTCATGTTTTCCCCTTTTGGGCCGAACGGCCTGGAGGGCTGGCACGCTCCAGACCGCCCGGCGTATAGTGGTTAGAACGGTGGTTCGTCGTCGTAGCCGTCCTTGCTGCGCGCCCGGCCGCGTCCGCGCGCAGGTGTTGCGGGGGCAGCGGCCTTAGCGGTCCTAGTGCCCCGTCCCGTACGGGCCGGAGCGGTCTCTACGGGCTTCGCGGGAGCCGTCCGGGTACCCCTACGCGCGGCCGGTTTTTCGGCCGCTACGGGCGCGCTCCGGGCCGTGGAGCGGGTACCTCGTCCGCCGCGTCCGCGCGCCGGTGCCGGCTCTGGTTCCGGCTCTTCCTCAGGCTCCTCATCTTCATACTCGTCTTCTGGTTCCTCTTCCTCCTCAGGCTCTGCCTCGTCACCGTCGGCGTCGTAGGGCAGCCACTCAGCAACGCGCGGCTGCCACTCGCCGTTGTAGCGCTCGCGTGTGGTGATGATCCGGCACCAGGCCTCGTCGTTCTCCTCACCGGGGCGGAAGTTGCCGATCTTGTTGATGGGCGCACCGTTCTGGTCGTCCTTGTCGGCTAGGTCCATCTCGCGCTTCTTGATCTGCCGGAGGGTAATACCGTACGTCTCGAAGAACGGTGCCCAGCGGAACTTCGCGCCGCCGATGAGCGGAAGGTTGAGCCAGAACGGACAGCCGTTGTACTCGTCCAGGTCGCCGTCGTTCTCGGCCGCGACCCAGAGAGCCTTGATCATCGGGTCGTTGTTCTGGGAGCGGGTCCACCACATCTTCCGGAGGTAGCCGATCAGCTCGGTGTCCTTGGGCGGCACCTCGCCGTCGTAGCTGTCGAACTGCTCGGTGGAGTATTCGAGTGAATCGAGTTCTTCGACGTCAAGGTCTGCGACATCTTCTTGCCTGATCCTGACCATGTCATGTCCCTTCGTGCGTGTGATCTAGCGTTTCCTGGAGTAGGCGATGTTCGGCATTATGGTCTCCCCAGGTTATAAATCGAGCCCGAGGGTGACGCTTGAGGATATGTTTCTTGAGCCACTCCTTAGACTGACTGCCGGGATCGGCGAGCCTGACGGGGGATGGAGCGGGTGCGGACTGGCGTTGCTGCTTCCTCGCCGGCATTTGCGGCTCCCCTTGCCTTGTCGATTGCCTCGATCATCCGCGACATGGCGAAGTAGTCGCCATCCTCCACGTCCCAGTACCGGCCGAGCGCCATGTAGCGGTCCTTCGCGTACCACGGCGGGTAGGGTTGGGCTAGGGCTCGCCGCAGGATTGCGCCGCGCATCTCGCGTGACTCGCGGGCGACGGAGTAGTACAGGGCGACGGAGAACTGTGAGCTGACGTAGTCAGAGATCTCGCCTTTCTTGCCTAGTAGGTGAGGGATGATACGCTCTTCACCCTCAGCGTCGTCGGCCGTCATACTCGTGGTGATGAAGATCACGTTGAACCGGCCGTCGATGAGCCGGTCGGTCCAGCGCTTGAAGCCGTTCTGGTACTTCTGGTGGTTCTGGATCGCCGGGATGTCGAGGTCGCGCTGCGGGTTAATCTGGTTCTCGCGCTCCAGAATCCACCGCATATACATCTCCTGCATCTTCGTTCCCGAGTCGACGACGATCCAGTCATCGATCGTGAACTCCCGCTCTGCCTTCTTGACCCCGGCGACCGCATGCTCCCAGGAGGGACAGCGCCATAGCTTGGCCTGACTACCGACGGCGCGGGCGCTGGCCACCCCTTCCGTCTCGGTTGAGAGGAAAGCGACGTTGCGGGTACCGTCTGCCGCGCCGCCTGCGAGTAGGGTCTTGCCGTGTCCGGACGGCCCGTGGATCAGGATGTTGATTGGAGCGGTCGGGCCGGATTCCGCCAGGCTCTCTTCGTGGATCTCAACGTCCGCCTCCATCATAGAGAGCGGCGCTTCCCTTGATTGCTTTGCTGATTGTCGTTGGGCTCCCGGCCTTGCGCCTCGCAGCCCTCGTGTTGGTGGCATCACGCACTCTTCCTATTGTCGGCGTACGGATCTATCTGACGGTAGTTGTTCTTTAGGACTACCTGGAAAGAATGATCATTCCCGCGCTCGTGAAGTTGACACGGTATCCAGAACGGGCACCGCGGACAATCTTTCGTCGGGGTCTTTGTTAGGGGGATCGTCTTGTCGCGGACGGCGTTCATTACCGTGACTTCATCAGCTATTCTCTGTAGCTGAGTATTTTGCTCTTTCGGGCTTCGCTCGATTGGGTGTCGCAAGAATGCCTGAGGAGGTTGCTTCTTCGAAACTGAGTTGTCCTTGTTAAGGCGAAGACCTTCCTCATTCTGAGGGCGCTCATCCGGTTTTGCTTTCCGGAGGAAGTTGTAGATGATCCCCTCGATATGCTCATTTGGCTTTAGGATTCCGGCGTTACGGAGAAGCTGGGAGGCGACCGCCCAGTAGGAACCGCCCTGGTCATCAAGCTCAAGATAGGCCGTTACGATCTGGGCCGCGGTCTTGTGCTCTAGTAGGTAGATAAGGCCATCGTCAAGATCCCGCGCCACGCCATCCCAGCGTGAAGAAAAGTAGGCGACTGGCTTGCCATCATGAAGGATGCGTACCCGGAACGGCTGCTCGATCGAGATGATATCCCACTG